CTGGCTGTCACCTCCGCTTCCTGCGCCGTGATGCGCGCCTGGCGTTCGGTGTAGAGCAAGCCCGAGGCCAGCTTCGACGGGTCATCACCGGTATAACCGCCCCGGATCTGCGTCGCCAGCGTCTCACGCGCTGTGGACTCCGCCTGGTCGCCAGCTACACGGGCTGTCGTTTCCGCCTGCAGCGCCGCCATACCTGCGCCGGGCGTTGGCCGTCCGAGCGCCACCCAGTCAATCAGGTAGTAGTTCGTCGCGTCCTGCTTGGTGGACAGATCCAGCCTGAACTGATTCATCGTGGCTTCAGTCAGCCAGGGGATATTGTCGAACTCCAGCGTGGCGATCCCGTTCGCGTCGTATGCAGGCTCGGCGACGGTGACCATATTGGTGTCGTTGAAGCCACCGGTACCCCGCCAGCGCAGCTGCCCCGACCAGCCCGGTGCCCCGAACTTCCTGATGCGCAGTTTAACGAAGCGATAGGACGACGAGTTAATACCCAGTGAACCGGGAGACGCCACCCACGGATCGGTGGCATGGTTCGCCGGGCGTATCCAGCCGTCAACGATGGTCGGCGTCCCGTTCCCGGTCCAGCCCTCAACTGTCGAATCGAAGTACCAGATTTTTGCCGGGTCGAACTGCGAACCGGTGCCAGCAGAAATCTGCCCAATCTGCTGCGCCAGTGACTCGGTGGTAGTCTGGATCGTCTGATTGACGTTGCTGATATCCGCAACGCGCGCATTCTTCTCGGTCAGCAGCGCCTGGGCGCGCGCCGTTGCCTCGTCGGTGATGGCTTTCTTACGGTCCGTGACCTCCTGTGCCAGGCCCGCTTTGGTCGTCGCCGACTCTGTCGTAACTTTACTGATGTCGTCGCGCGCTGACTGAATATCGCCGCTGAGATCGGCGATATCCGAGGTGAGTTCCTTATACGCGTCTGTGTGTTTGATCTGGTTGTCGATATCCACCAGGTAATCAGCTGCAACCGAGCTGCTGCTGCCCTGGATGAAGTCAGTCCAGGCCGACTGGTTACCGGTACGGTCGATAAGGCGCGCGCGGTACCAGAATCCTACCCCCGCTTTCAGGCCCAGCTGCTGATACATGTGTTGTGGATAAGGCACATCCGTAAGCAACATCGCATTCGTGCCGGCCGCATCCGTTGAATACTGAATCTCCGTCTGCAGGGTATCCGCTGTATTCGCAGGAAAATCCCAGTCCAGCTGTACGCCCCAGAGTAATGGCGTGGTCCGAAAGTTAACGGGTACCGGTGGCGCTCCTGTTTTACCTGTTAACGTGACTTCCAGCGATGTGGCCCAGCTCGAGGAAATCTCGGCTGCATTGATGGCCCGGACGCGCACCAGATAGCGACCGGCATAAATGGCAGCCACCTCAAACGAGGTGGTGGAGCTGCGCGGTACGTTTACCCAGTTCCCGTCATTGCGGCGCCACTGAGCCTCATAGGCAATGGCGTTCGGTGCCGGGTCCCAGCTGGCGCGCATGGTTTCGATGCTGATCCCCTGATTCACCATCGAGTAGGAGCTGATGACAATGTTTCCCGGAGCAAACTGGTTACCGGGAGGGATCATGCTTACCGGACGCTGGTCAATGATGGCGCCAGTATCAATACGGGCATACTTGTCTGGATCATGCCATGCTCCGGCAATCGAGAATGTGCCATCGTTATTATCTTTGACGCTTATAACCCGGTACTGCTGGGCGTAAAGTTCGTCAGATTCCACCACCCAGACGCTTTCTGCCTGCGGCGTTTCGCTGTATGCCGTGCTGACCGTTACGGCCTTGCCGTTTACCGCCTGAATGGTACGGCTCTGGGATGCCCCGGAAGGCAGGTTCAGAATCAGGCGATTCCCTGCAGTGGCATCCGGTGCACGGTCCAGTGTGATCATCCGGCCATTCACCGCGCTGATTCGCCCGCCGGTGACCTTGCCTGAAAGCATTTCATCAGCGACGGCGATGATGTACCCGGGCTGAGGTATGTTTCCATCCAGACCAACGTCAAACGATACGATGCGATCCTTGTTGTTGGTGAGAATGCCCCAGCGGCCTTTACGGTTCGCCTCCGACTGCCGGGTGCAGCCGATGGCCGTCATTTCCAGCTGATTGAATCCGTAGCGCGCCACCAGCGCCTGCTCAAACACCGGTTCCATCGCGTCAGCGTAGGCGTTAGCGGGATCGGACCAGGACACCAGCGCCGTGGTATAGCGCGTTTTCGTGGTGCTGCTGGCGTAGGTAAATCGGCCATCAATGACGTTAGCGCGGGTGTAGCTGTAATCCACATCCCGGGGCATATCTGCCAGGGCCACGATCTGATCGCCGCCCCAGTACGTCATACCCCGGAATATGGCCGCAAAGTCACGAAGAACGGTATAGGCGTCGTTCCGGTCCTGAATGTACACGTTGCAGATGTACCGCGGCTCGGTACCGCTGCCGCCCTTCCCGTCTGGTACCGGCTGATCGCAATACTGGGCCACCTGGTACAGCATCCATTTGTCGATATTCGCCGCCGTGAGCCGGTGACCCAGGCCGAACCGGTCGGATACAACCAGGTCGTAAAAAATCCACGCCGGGTTATCGGTCCACGCCCACTTAAACGCACCGGTCCAGGTCCCGGTGTAAGTGCGGGTTTCCGGGTTATAAGTATCAGGTACGCGGATCACACGCCCGCGCGGCTCACAGGAGATCTGCGGGATAGAGCCGTTAAACTGGCTTGAATCGAATTCGATATACAGCAGGGCTGTGTTCGGGTAGCGCAGCTTGGCGTCGATCACTTCAGTGAAGCTCTGAAGGGTCATCGTGTCGCCGATCTTCGCGCTGTTTGCATCAGCGGTCAGCTTGCGCAGGCGAATAGTCCAGGTGCTGCCCGCCTGAGGCAGATCGATACGGTGGCTGCGCTCATAGCCGGATGTGGTTTTACCGGTCACGCTGGTATTCAGCACCGTCTGCCAGGCTCCGCCATCGGTCTGCAGGTCAATCGCATAGTTAACAGAGTTACCGACCAGATCGCCGTCGTTCTCCTGTTTGAACAGCGAGGGCCATTTCAGGCGAAGACGAACAGCCGAGAGCTGGGTATTGGTAAACGTGCGCGTCCAGGCGGTGGCACTTGATACTTCGGTGCCGACGGTGATTTCGTTTTCTGTACCCGGTATGCCCTGGATATAGCTCTGTGCCTGGTTACCCGGTCGAAACTCCCACACCACCCCGCTAAAGTTTTGCGATCCGTCTGCGTTCTCCAGCGCGGTACCATCCAGATAAATATTTTTACCGGTGAGCTGGCCGGAAAACTCTCCCTCTCCCAGAGCTATCAGAATTTTGGCCTTTGCTACAGACTGGAGATCATCGGGTTGTTCGGTGGGTGTGCGTGATTTAGAGCCACCGCCTTTGCGGCCCCTGATAGCGGTTGCGTTTACCATATTGCGCCCATAAAAAAAGCCACCCTGAGGTGGCCTGAATGAAAGGATTATTGTTACTGCTGATCTTCGACGTAAATGCCTGCGGAGATGATTGCGCCGCCGATGCGCCGACGTCCGTAAAGCAGGGGAACCGGATAACCCTGTGCTGCGGTGTTCGTTACGCCGCCGAACGCATATGAGGCCCGGTTATCGGCATCCTGCTTACTGGCAAGTCCTGCGGGTTGAGGAGAAAGCATCTGGATCACACCGCCAGCCATAAATCCGATACCAGCGGTAACCATCCCGCTACCTATGACGCCACCAACTCCAGTCCACGAGGTCATTACGCCAACAATTGCGCCCGTAACAACAAGTACCGCGCCCAAAACGGTTTGCAAAACCCCAGCTTTTTTACTTCCGATAACCACAGGCACAATACGAATCACATCTTCTGTAATTGGGTATCCCAGGTCATCTTCGCCAATATTTTTCTTTCCTTTGAAAACAGCATAAGTAAGGCCGCGGCGATCACTGGTAATCATAAATTTTTCAAACCCTGTGATTGTTGCCGCTAAAGCTCGTGTAGCTTCATGAACTGTACTTATCAATCGATGATGGGTCTTACCAAATGTCTTACCTAAGATGCCCCCAAGTTCGATTTTAACCATGTTTTCGCTCATGCTTACCTCATAAAAAAAAGGCCGCCTAAGCGACCTTAATTTTGACGAATGTTTTACTCAACTTGCCACATCCTATACTGACCTGCAGCCCCAGTTTCTGTTTTGTATTCTTGATAATGCCCGTTAGCGATGACATTTAAAGATTTTCGCCACTCTGTTAGCGCGCATTTGAATCTCACTGAAAGGGTATGCTCACCATTTGGCAAATAAACATCAACATATTGATTTTGCTGTAACCCTGCCACTTCTTTTTCATCAACTTTCAACACTAATGGACAGTTCTCGCCCAGCCCCGATCCAGATAGTTGCTGTACACGATGCACCCTGACTTTGGTAGATGCAGTTTTACTATTTAAAAGTGATGAATCATAAATAATACTCGTTGCCTCATACGGCTTTGAGGCGCATCCAGATAATACGAAGATAACTAAACTAAAAAATATATTTTTCATTTTCTCTCCCTTAAAGAATTGCAGGAAGATTAGCACAGGGCTTTATATCTCAAAACTTTCATGGTTCTTTCCTGCCAATACCCACCATACGGCACGCGCTGGCTCAGGTGTCCGTACAGATGGTGCAGCAGCATATTCCCTTCCAGCAGAATCCCCGCGTGATTCCACTTATTGGCCTGAACCTGCATGATCACCATATCACCAGGCTGTGGTGGTCCGTCGAACTCACGGAACCCGCATTCATACCAGCATTCCTGGTAGAAGTTATCCGTGTACTCGTCCTCCCACCAGGGATAATTCACCCTGTAGTCATGCAGCTCGATGCCGTGCGTCTGCCGGAAATAGCTCATCACCAGTCCCCAGCAATCGTACACGCCCAGGACGAAAGGCCGCTCGATGAGGGGGATCTCTCCCCGCGGTAAGATGGTACGTAAGTCACCTTCCGGCCAGCTGACGATGTGCCAGGGTAGCCCGTTGAGATCACACTGTGCCTTATCCGTTTCGCTAGGCTGGGTGGTTGCATCGGGGTGGCTGTGAACGATGGCGGTCACCGGTCCCCATTCTTCGGCGGTGGCGTAGTCTTCCGGGCAAAGGACAAAATTGTCCTCTGGAGCCGTGGCCAGATTACGGCAGGGAAAATATCGCTCTACCCTGCTCTTCTGCACTACCACACCGCAGCACTCGCGCGGATATTCTTCCGCAGCGTGCGCCATGATGGCCGTGACAGTCTTTTTACGCATGTTAACTCCTGATCAATGAGGTGCCCGGGAAACCGCCGAATGAGAGTTCGTTATTTTCACCGAACCGAAGTTTGCAGGCAGAAAGAGTGCCGTTGCATTCGTCCAGAGAAGGATCACTGACCGGATTGTTGTTTTTATCGAAATAGCGGGACCCGGCGTAATCGCAACCATCACCGGTACGGTATTTATTACGAATGCACCAGTTGCAAAGAGAATGGAGCTGGCGTGTCGGTATCATCAGGCCCTGCAGATCCATCGGGCTGGATAACGCGAACTCCACCACTTCGTTTGTTTCAGACGTTTTTGCGTCGATATACCAGACCTGCAGCTTTTCCTGCGTGGCGTCTGCCGCCGGGTTTCCTCCGGCGAAATTACGTGCATCAAGGTACTGGGCCAGTGTGTCGTGAATCGTCACTTTAGCCTGAAGCAGGTCGTCATACGCCAGGCATAGTGCGGTGACAGAGCCGTCCAGGTTAGCGACCGATAATTTCGGTTGTGCGCTGCTGCCGCTGGTTGACGCTTCGACCCCTTCAATCTGGCACGGCCATGCTTTATATTCCTGCCCCTGCCACCAGATGCTTTTGGCGGGTAGTTTCGATTCATCACCACCAGCGGTCACAATCTCTGCTTCTGTATGCGGAACGTTGTAGCTGTGGAAACGCAGCACTTCTCCGGTACCGAACGCCGTGCCATCTACAGAAAAAAGCCGGACCTCATTGCCCGGCTCAAGTTTCTGGTAATCACTGTTTAAGCTCATGGTTTATAAGCCTGCTCAAAAGTTGCAGAAAGGTTGAAGAGTCCGGCGCCCAGCGAAGTCGGAGTGTAGGTGTCGCAACGATATAACCCCATTGGCTCAAGTGGTGGGTGCCACTGAAATGCCTTCACACCCTGATGGCGATCGAGAAAGGCTTTAATCGCCCCGATGTACGCTTCGGTACCGGTGAACTGAAGATTCCACTTTTGCGACCGGGGATTAATCCCGTCCCCGGACACCTGCTGGTAACCGTCACCAAACTGCGCGGTACGACGGCGAAAATTTACCTCCTGTTCCGCATTGATTCGTGGACACCAGCTGAACGTTTCAAGAGCCATCAGCGACCTCCTTTTGCCAGATTCCAGAGCGCGCCACCCGGGGACATATCACGGCCAATCAGCTCGCGGTAACGCCGATCGACAAAGTTGCCCACTTCACGCCCGAACTGCTCATAACCCCCGCTCGCCTGCGTCTGGGTGTTGCCGTTGCCATCAATACGGATATTGACCTGCGGCGCGCCACCGCCGCCCGGCGTAATGCCGCCATTTCCGACAGCGCGTACGCCCAGGGAACCATCGGCAGCGCGGGTAAGCGGCATGATGGCTTCCGGCCCTGCCTCCCCCATCAGTCCGGCACCTTTGGCAAACGCAAACATTGTGGGGGAACTCACGACAGAATTACTGTACTGGCTCAGATCTGCTGAAGAGTAAACACCACCTTTGGCGTTGAACTGCAGATTTGCCCCGTATGACTGAAGCGCGGTGCCGCTGCCTGCGGAAGAGGAGGCAGCGCCGCCAAACAGCGAACCGATGGAGCTGGCCGCGTTGGCGATCATCATGTTCACCATTACCTGTTCAATGACTTTCATGACACTGATGCCCCAGTCTTTCCAGCTCGCTTTGTTGCCGTTGAGCATGTCAACGATGTTGCTGCTGATACCTGATAGCGCGCTTTGCATGGCGTCGGCCGCCAGCGCTGCATAGTTCGTGGAATCATCAACCCAGTCGGCAAGTCCGTCCCGCGCACCGGTTATCCAGTCAGCCTGTAGCGCATTAATTTGTTTGTAGTAATCCTCCTGGATTTCCAGCCTTTCAGCCTGCGCATCCTTTAAAGCCTGCGTTTCCCGTTCATAAACCGTCAGGCTGATATCACCAGCCTGATACTGCTTTTGAAGCTCCCGCTGCTGGTCGAGATAGTCTCGCTCGATACCCAGTCGTTCCCTGAGCCGTTCACGCTGTTTATTGCCGATTCCGGCCCCCTGAATATCCACGCTCAAATCCGCGCGGGCATTATTGTTCTGCGCCTGCAGGCCTGCGATGAACGCCGCCACTTTCGCGTTTTCTTCATTGGCTTTTTTAAGCTGATTCAGACGGTCCACTTCCTGAGCCAGCTGCTGTAGCCGGACTTTTTGGGCGTCGTTAATATCGGTGAGCTTTCCCTCCGCCAGATCAAACTGAAGTTTCTGCTGCTCGGTCACCTCTGCTGTTTTCTGGCCGGTGGTGTCAATCAGTGCAATCTGGCGCAGGTAGCCCAGCTCCATGGATTTGAAGGCGCTTTCCAGCTTTTTGGCACTCGTGTCAGGGGTCACTTTTCCGTTGGACTCGCCTGGTGCGAGGGTGTAATTACCTGAGGCGGTAACAGGAGATGTTGCGGAGGAAATAACAGGCGCCGCTGCAGCAATCGACTTTAGGCGCGTACGCTGCGCCAGTAGTTCGTTCAGCTCCTTCTGCTTCCCTTCCGTATCCATGCCGAGGCGATTAACACCCGCCAGGAAACCTTCGTCATTCAGATCGGCTTCAAGGTTTCTGATCCGCCGTTCAACTTCAAACAACGAGGCGTTCGCGGATAATTTTTGCCCGCCCTGATAATTATCAATAAGGCTACCCAGCGATGACGCGGCTTTGCCCAGCCAGCCGACAAGGGAAGCAATTCCTCCTACCATATCTGCCAGTCCCTGCAGGACTTTAGGATCGGTGAATACTGCCCGCAAATCACTCAGTCCGGCCTGTAAGGGTGAAAGATCTACACGCGCCAGACCTGTTGCTATTTCGAGTTTTAATCCCTGCGCCTGGGTCTCCATATCCTCAAAAAGTGAGTTTACTTTGACCAGATCATCAATGGACTGGGGATCCGGCGCTACGCCGTATTGCCGTGACAGCTTAAGAAACTGCTGAAGCTTCTGGCTGTTGTTATCGAAAAGCGGCAACAGTTTTGAGAGGTCGTTGCCCAGGCTTTCGAGTATGGTGATCTTTTCGGCGTTAGTACCTACCTTTTCCAGCGCCCCGGCGATTGCCAGCAGTTGTCGGTCGGGCGTTTCCGTGGACAACTTCTTCGCTGACAGGCCGAGAGCATTCAGCGCATCGACGGCCTCACCCGACTGGTTAAGAACTGCATCACCAATCTTGTCGCCGATATCCTTGAAGATGTCGGCCATTTGTTCGCCTGACACGCCAGCTTTCTGAGAGGCGAACTGCCAGGCCAGTAAGTCCTGTGTGGACATACGCAGGGATTTGGCGAGCCTGTCAGTTTCAGCGATCTGCTTTGATGTGGTTTTTAACAGGTTGATACCTGCCACGCCTGCAGATACCGCTGCTGCGGCCGCGATTGTTGCCATCGACCCCAGTGCGGCACCGGCAAGACGGACATCCTCCTGTACCTGACGGCGCCATTTTTGAGACTGCCGCTCCGCCCGGTTAAGGCCCGCCGCGAAGCCCCCGATATTGGCAATCAGGTCAATAGTCAGGGTTCCAAGTGATCTGGCTGCCATACCGTCTCCGTGAGTGTTTAAGACCAGGTCCGCTTAGCCTCATCAAGCGTGACGGGGTCTGTGGTGGCCGTTGTTTTGGTAAAGTGAAGGGTGAAATCAGTGACGCTGAAAGGCGGTGCGTCTTTACCACGGTTCACGTTGGCGATAGTGCTGGAGATCATCCCGCCAGCCCATTCCGTGCGAAGCATCGGATTGAGGCTCCCGTAACGCTCACGGTATTTCACCCATATCTGAAATTCCCGGAAACTGAGAACTTCCTGAGCCTGGGCGATGGTATGGCCGCCTATACCATTCAGGACGAGTTCGCACCAGAATTCATCGTCGGCGCTGAGTTCATCTTTCCCAGATCGTTAACCTCCTGGATGGCTAACAGCAGAGCGATAGTGAGCGCACCATCCAGCGCACCGCGTTCCGGGTCTGCCTCGCCGGTAATGTCCGCCGGGGTGAATACCGGTTTCCCGTTCTCATCGCAGACGGACGCGGCGATCCGTCCTGCCACGCCATCCACGCGCCCGTTTGCCGCCATCACATCCGTCATCGCCGAGTGATAGCCCAGCGGGCGAACAAAGACAGTAGCGCTGAACTCCTCCTCGCCCTGGCGCCAGGTGATCTGCTTTTCTACCGGGCGGCCGGTGAATGCTCCGGCCTGTTTAAGTGCATCGAGAGTCAGTTTCATTAATCACCCGCCTTAGGTACCCAGACCGATCCGCCTGAACGCTGGATGGTTGCTGAAGTGGTCACCACCGTATTGGCGGAGAAGTCAAACGGGAAGTCAGAGACATAGCCGCGAAAAATAAACCAGGTGCGGCTTTCCGGTAGCGTCAGGCCATCCACTGAACCTGCTGCGCCCTGGGCGGCTGCCGTCGGAGATGCAGTGCCGTCAGACCAGCCCACCGCAAACGTCAGTTCTTCGTGGTCGTCCGAGTTCGCCAGGTTGTGCAGCATAATGTGGCTGGCGTTTTCCGGGTCAGCGTTCAGACCCACCGTCGCCTGGCCGGGCGTACGCAGACCGACCTTATAGGTGCGGCTGTTTCGCTCAGAAAGACAGGTGTCTTCAATCTGATCCGCCGGGTTGCCGCCCGGTGAAAAACTGGTGATGCATTCGATTTCACTTACCGCGCCCTGGGCGAGCACAAAAAACTGAGTGCCTTGAGTCAGTACAGACATGGTTTTCTCCGTGCATAAAAAAACCGGCGCCGGGCCGGTGTATTGAGGGGTTATCGCTTCACTATCCAGTCAACATCGAAGGAATAGCGATAGCGCTTTGTTTCGGGGTCTCGTTCCTGCCCGCCCCAGCGGGTTATATGTGCGTGGGGTTCAATGGCATCACGCAGCGCGGCGGCCACAGCAATCACCTCATCCGGGGTATCCGCCCAGGCATCAACCTGAAGTGACCAGGTATCTGCATCCGGTCGCTGGCCGAAATAATTCTCAGGTGCGCCGTTTACGTTCTGCCAGACGACATAGGGATAAATCACGCTATTGTCCTGCTGTCCGAACGGGTAAAGTCTCACGGGCGAATCGCCAATCAGCGCCCGCACTGCCGGACTGGCCGCGCACACAGAAAACAGGGGAGCAATCACGATCCGCCTCCTTTTCGGCGCGCTCGTCGCAGCGCCCGGTCAATGCTTTTTTCATACTCGGTGGCGAACGTGGCGATCACCTCTTGGGTGCGGGATGTTGCCGCTGCGCGAACAAGGGGTTTCGGTGTCATTTTTTCCGTACCAAACTCCAGCAGACGCCAGTGTGGGGTGGGTGCATCTGCGGCCAGGCTGGGATCTTTTTTGAGCTTTGCCCCCTGCAGAATGCCAATCCGAAAGCCGAGGTTGCCGGTTTGCTTAAACAGCCTCCCGTTCCAGCGCTGCGCCGCATTATCTGCAATACTGCGCGCCGTTTTCGGATCGTCCAGACGCAGTGCATTCGCCTTAATCTGGTTCACAATAACGTTGCCTGCTTTGCGCAGCGCAGCGCGCCCGCCCTTTCGCTTCAGGTCGTCATTCACCTCGTTGAGTTTCTGCTTCAGCGACTCAATGCCGGTGATCTGAACATCAATGCCATCAGCCATCGTTAACCCCCCGGGAGCATGGAAGCGTTAAATATTCCAGACCACTTTTATCGTCTTCCAGCACACCCTGAATGTCGTAGACTCGTCCGCGGTAAAGAATACGGTGTTTATCGGTGACATCTTCACGCCAGCGGATGGTGATCCGGGTCGTGATCTCATTTTGCCCCGCCTGTGCGGCCACAAAATCGCGCGCGGAAAGGTCTGTAACGTTAGCCCAGAGTTCAGCAACATCAGCCCAGCTATTAAGCACCGCGCCGGTGGCCGGACTCTGCGTTTTCACAGGCTTCTGCAGCTTCACGCGCTTGTTCAGTTTGCCTGCCTGCATGTTTAACCCCTGGGTTTACCGCTCAGATAGGTCTGCGGTGGTAACCCGTCGTCGTCCTCATCAGAGACCATCGACTGGTAAATCACGGCAGTCAGGGCTTCATTGGATTCCGCCAGGCGGTTTATCGCAGCGGTCTGGTCTTTCTGCGCTTTTGTCTGTAGCTCCAGCGCTTTCAGCAGTTCGTTTACCTGTTGCTCGTTCATAGGCAATCTCCATCCATTTTTTCAGCCACTCTCGTCGAGCAGCGCAACCACGACAAGCCATTCCGCCACCTATACCCCATAAATCCGATATGGCTGAAGTAGCGACTCAACCGCCAGGTCAACAGCGGATGAAGTGCCATTAGTGATTACCGCCTCCCGGTTTGCGTACCAGTGTGCGATAAGCATTAACATAGCAATTTCGATATCTTCGCCATAAAGCAACGCGTCGGGATCGGCCATATAAAGCGGGTCATCAGCCTTTTCATAAATCCGGCGGCGGGTCCATCTCTGCACATACCGCACCGCGGCTTTTATGCTGGTTTCAATCCAGGCATCTTCTGCAGTGTTTTCGGCATCGATGCGACAGTGCGTCTTAACCTGCTCTTTAATCAGCATGCGCGCCCCTTACTTGCTTTTGCCCTTTCCTTTCGGATCGGGGTCTTTCTCCGGTCCCGGTTTTTTGGCGCCGGGTTCTGAGGCATAACCGCGCGCCACCAGCTCGCGACCATGCTGCTCCAGCGTCTCGAACTCGGAGCCTTCGGTAAGCACGTTACCTTCAAAGTAAATGGGCTTGATAGCGATCAGCTTCATGGCTGTCTCCTTAAAGGAAAAGAAAAGCGGCCCGCAGGCCGCCGTTAAGGATTACGCACCGCCACCTGCAGCAGGCGCAGTGAAGGCTCCGTAGATGAATGCTTCCGGGCGTTTCACCGCCAGCGCCAGACGCTCTTCGCAACGAATCGAGATCATGTTTTTCTCGAAGTCGTCGGCGTTCTCAGTGGAGATCACTACGTTGGCATCTTCACGGTCGAACAGCTGGGCAGCGGCGTTGAATGCACCGGTCAGGAATTTGCCCTGGAATGCTGCAGCTTCGGTCGCAACCACCGGCAGGCCCCACAGGGTCGGACCGGTCAAGGCCGCCGGGTTCGCCAGGATATAGCGGCCCAGCGTGTCTTTGGTGAGTTCAATCTTCGCCCAGTCGATGAAGTGCAGGACGTGGCCGGAAGCCGGGAAGCGCGCCAGCTGCGCCTG